CACCAAAACGGAGTCCTTTCCGGTTTTGTTTCACACCACCTCAATCTCGTCAGGCAGCAGCTTCAGCCGCCCCTCGGGCGTATCCACGAGCCAGACCACGCCGAGGTGCCGATCCTCAGAGCGATGTGCGATCGTGCCCGTCTGGTAGCCGCCGCCGAATGCCTTCGGCACTCGCACCGTGCGGCCCAGCCGCAACGTCAGGTCAGGGCTCACGGTCTGCTCGGGCAGGCCGGCAATGGCGGCAAGGTATTCGTTGTGATGCGGGTCAGTGGCCTTCATGGCGATTCCTTTCGTGTGGGTGCGGTACTGTAAATCCGTTCAGAGAAGCGTCAAGGGGGCAGATCGGCAAAATGAGGGGACTGGAAACTGCGTTCACCAACCGGACCAACCGTGCCATAGCGTCGGCGTTAGAACTGGTCACTTAAGCAACGCGCCGGCCACCGCAGCCAGTACCTCGAGCACGTCATGGATCGCACGGGCAGCCGGCGTGTCGCAGCCCAGCTCCTGCCCAATCCGAATCAGCACCAGAGCCTGCATTGCGTTGGTCCACTTGGCGTTCACTGGCTTGTCTCCATCAACGGGCGGGATGCTAACTGCGGCGTTAGAACGCTGTCAAGGGGAGATTTCGGCACGTCGAGCCAGAATCTTGAGGCCGCAAATCAGTTGGCCTTGAATCCGCCCTTGGGGCGGCCGGTGGTCCGCTTCGCCTTGGCGAGCTTGGCCACCTCGTCAGCGTCAAACACAAGTGCGGTTGGGGCGGCCCAGTAGCGGGTCAGCCCGCCTTTCTTCGGGCCGAGAATGCCCAACTGCCGCACACGCCCCATGGACACGCCAAGCACCTTGGCGGCCTCAGCCGTGGAAATCAGCTTCTTGCCCTCGGGCAGCACCATCACCATGCCCCGCAATCTAACGCTGGCGCTAGGGCAGTCAACCGGATTTCCGGCAGAAACGGCCCGCCAGCCCCTGCCTTGGCATCCTACGGAGCGGCCCCATAGGATGGCGTCAAGGTCATTCGTTCCAGCGGAGGGCACTTCCATCCAACGGTTGTACACGTGTACACTAGCGCACCAAAAGGAGGGCTGGGAAATGAGGATACGGGAACTGTTGATTCAGCGTTACGCGCCATTGCGTGGGCTATCCGATCGCTCGGTGGCCATCTTCGGGGACACCATCGACCGGCTCAAGGAGTTTCTGCAGCGGGAGCCCGTCATTGCTGATTTCACCGATCTGACGATGGCTCAGTACCTCCGCTGGCGTGCTACGAGGCGATATAGAGGCCGTCCGGTGGCACCGGCCACGATTGCCAAGGACCGGGCCCACTTGGTCGCTCTGGCCAATCTGGCGGCCCGCAAGCGGTTGATCCCTGAGTTTGTGGATTTCCCCAAGCTGCGGGTGCCCATCAAGCCGCCACGTGGGTACACGGTGGACGAGGTGTCCGCCATCATCCGCCAGGGCAAGACACGGCGTGGTTCCGTGGGGCCTGTGCCGGCAGCGTGGTTTTGGATGACGTTGCCGTGGTGCGCCTGGGAAAGCGGGGAACGCATCGGGAGCCTGTTGCGGCTCCGCTGGGCCGAGGTGGATCTCGAGCGGCAGGTGGTCACACTGCTAGGCGAGCACCGCAAAGACCACGTCACGACGATTGAGCGTTCGATCACCGCCGACCTGGCGAAGCGGCTGGCCCCGCAGCAGCGGGCCCCAACGGAACTCGTGTGGCCGTGGCTAGAGCACCGATTGGAAAACTCGATCTACACGTCATTGCGGAAGTTGTGCGAATCCGCAGGGGTCACGCCCCGAGGATTCCACGCCATTCGCAAGGCGTCGGGCTCATACGTGAAAGCCGCAGGCGGTGATGCCACCGAGCACCTTGGCCACGCCAGCCCGAGAACCACGCAGAAACACTACCTCGACACACGGATCGTGGGCAGGCAATCCGCCCTCGACTACCTGCCGCCACTGGATCTCGGCGGCGGGCCGGGCAAGCCAAGGTAGGCGAGCCCGAGCACGTGGGGAGCGGCCGGCGGGGAAAGGATGAAAACCCGCAAGCCTGCTCAACCCACGGCCCGGCTCAATCGTGCGGCTGCCGCCAGTACGGTTCCTCGTGCCGTCTCGCCCGCTCCACGGCGAGCACGCTTTTGATCCTCGCCAACTCACGCAGCAGCCGCATGACGTGGCCAGCCAGCGTGCCGCTGGTGCCGGCGTCCCAACAGGCTGAGAACCGGCGTGCGTCCTGCTCGCACTTGGTCAGGTACTCGTCTGTGAGCGGCGGCACATCGTCGTTCAGCCGGTGGATGTAGGCGGTGCCCATGCGGCTCACGGCGTCCGCTCTCGCCGCAGGAACACCAGCGCGATCATCGCCCACATGGCGGCGTCTTTCAGAGCGTTCTCGTAGTCAACGGGCTGGCCGTTGGCGAAGCGCTGCATCCGCACCACGCAATCGCTCAGGTCGCACAGGGCCCGCCGCCAAGGCTCAACGCCGCACAGGGCCGACGCCTCGACGTTGGCAAAGGCGGAATCCTCGTGGCCGTACTGCCTGGTTTTGAGCACGTGCAGGTCGAGAATCTCACGGTGCAGGGAACGCCATTCCTCGGCACCCTTGGGAAGCCCGTGGCATTCACGCAGCAACGAGTCGCCCCGCAGACGCTGGCCCTCGCAGCACGATTCCGGTGCAGGCTCGGGGTCGCCCTGGTCGAGCTTGTAGCCGATCATCTTTGGGTCATCGGCAGCCGTGCCTGCCATCCGTGTGGCTACTGCCCGCCGCAGCCCTTCGTTCGCTTGCTCGAGTGCCGTTGTCATGCCGTTCCTTTCAGTCGTGGTTCACTGACGTGCATTGCCCGCAGACCACCGTCGTGGGCGTAGAGGAAAGTCTGCATGCACTGTCTAGCGCCAACGAATCCGTGCACGCTGTGCCAATCGTCTGGTGGGCACAACGCTGGTGCTGTACGCACGATCACGCCGTCGAGCGTCTCGATCGGCCGCTGCCACTCGGCGGCCTCACTGTGGAAGTGACCGGTGTGCCACTCACGGTACGGGCACGCCGCCCAATCCTGTGCAGCCTCAAGGGCCATGATCTGTGGCAGTCGCCGCTTCGCCTTATGGCCGTGGACGAAACCCAGCAGGTTGCCGCCGTGGCGGAAGTATTGGCGGCCGGCGTACTCGCCCGACACGTTGACGGCTGACGAGCCACGGAACCGCTCGGCAGCGATCCGCTGAAACGCCCACGTCAGCGTTTCGTCATGGTTGCCGTTGACGATCAGCACGTCGGTGGGCACCGCCTCGGCTGACCGCTCGATGATGCCAAGCAGGCTATCGGCACCCACCTGAATCATCTTCTGGAGCCGGCCGTCACGCTCGAGCGGCGTACCGCTCGTGGTCGTGCCGCTCGGCGTGTCATAGTGAAACAGGTCGCCAATGAACGCCACCAGCCTGCGTGCGGGCTTCTGAGCGTCGCCCACCTCGAGCAGCTCGTCACCGGCCTGCCGCACCATTTGCTCGGCCAGGCCGAGGTCATAGTCATTCCCGCCGGTGGTCTTGCTCCACGCATACTTGCCGAAGTGCGTGTCAGCCACCACGAGTACCTGCAGCATCCCGCCCCGTTGCCGCTTGCTGGCCTTGATCGCCGGCCTACTGATCTCCCGCTTGGCGGCGTCAATCATGGCCTGCACCACTTCCTGGGTGGCGGCCCCGCCCTTGGGCTTCAGTCGCACCCACACCCGGTGCAGTTCCGTGACTGTGACATTGCCGTCACCGTCGCTGGTGCCCACTTCCCACTTGGTCGCTTCACTGGCGGCAACCTCATAGCGGGTCAGGTCGGCCTCAATGTGCCGCAGCAGATCGTCAACCGTCTTGATCTGCCGTGACGTGCTGCGGGCCTCGAGCACGTCGCCGTCACGCTTCTGCGTCACCTGCTCGGTGGTGGCGTCAGGCTTGCCGGCGGCGGCATCGGCAAGGCGTTGGCGGCTGGCGGCCTCGGCCACCTGCTCGCTCAATCGTTTCTTTGTAGCCACTCGCCCATCCTCCGAGCGTCGCAGACTTCCCAGCCACGCTCTTGGCACCGGGCCACGAGCAGCTTTCCGATGGTCATCGGCTTGAGCTTGGCCCCGTACTCGCCGGCCTGCCACCGACGCCGAACCTCAAGCAGCTCTGTCATGGCCTCTTGAGGCAGGTAGTCAAACCACTTCTTGCGGCGCGTCACCTCGGGCACGGCCTGCAGGATCTCGTCGGCAAGGCTCATCACTCCTCCTTCTGCCGCAGCTCGTAGAGCATGGCCAGCACACGCCGCTGCACCTTGGCCGCCTCGGTGATGGCCTCTTCGGAAATGTTGGGCCCGAGGGCCGCATGCAGCACCTCGTGCAGCAGCGTCTCAACACGAGTCCACCCACGCAGCCTGTCATCTATCAGCATGCGTGGCCGCTTGGCGTTGTCGAAGAACGTCCACCCTGCGGCGTCGCCCTTTAGCGGCGTGAACCGCAATAGCCACCGCTTGCCATCTATCGTGATGTGATGGTCGTCTGGCACGGGCCGCATCCTTTCGCCCGTGAGTGTGGACAACCTGTCAACCAATCCCGATGCGGCGGCCCAATGCGTTGAGCTTCTCGGCCCGCTTGCCGCACCCGCACGGGCGGCCGATGGCCTTGCTGACACGCTCCTCGGTGATACCGATGGCTGAGAGCCCGGCTTTGACCATGTCGCCCAGGCCGTAATCACGCAGTTTCACGACTTCCGCAGCGTCTGGCCGTGTCGGCCGCCATCCAGTTTGAAACGCTAGTTCGTCGGCACTCAGCGGCTCGGGGCAGTCAATGCCAAGGTGCCGGCAGATTGCCTCTACTAGCGGTCGCTTTGCAGCGTTGTACGGAGACAGCGTGGGGTGGTGCATCGTGCTCTTATCAAGATGCAGAAACTCGCCACCCAACAGCACCTCACACTGTCCTTGCTCGGCCAGTTGGCGAACGTCCTCAGGCCACCATTGAGGCATTGTCTTCGCAGTCGCTCGAGGTGCCTGAATGCGAGGGATAAACGGCTTGAACAGGCCCGGCCATGCAATGAAGGTAGATCCTATCCCCACGTAGCCAACAACCCTGGCGGCCGGCAGTGGCGGCAACACGAAAGGCCGCATCGGTATGCAATCGTCGTGCAGGTACAGATTGGTGCTGTCCACGCCTGCGCGCCGCACAGCCTCGGCCCACGCCTGCACGCCAACGACCTGGCCCTCCACGATCTCGTGGACGTTTTGCCATTGTCGCCGCAAGCCACCAGGCTGCACGACCACCACGAGCCTGTAGCCCTGTGGTGCCGTTACTGCCAAAGCCGAGGCCAGCAGCTGAACAAGGTCGGGCCTGCCCCACGTCGTGGTGTAGATCGTCAGCACGGTGCCTCCGCGATCGTCCACGTGATTGAGCCGCAGTCGCATCCCGCGCACAGGGCCGGGTCGGCCAAGTCCAGTGTGTATTCGCCAATGATGCTGCACCCCTCATCGCAGCGGAAATCAATGCGCTTAAAAAAACTAACCGTCGTAGGGCACGGCGGCACTGCGTTCAAAAACGCCAGCGTTGCCGACAGCGTCACGATGCCAGTGCCTTCATCGCACACAATGGATGCCGCCAAACGGCCGACACCGCCATTGGTTGTGTTGAAAAAATACCCGGTGCCGCTAACAGTGTCGGCCCCGATGCCGTCTTCGTACTCAATGGTGGAGCAATACTCATCAAAGTCAGGGCATAGGCACACAGCACACCACGCAGGCTGATCGCATGGTGTCGCAACAGTGCCTCCAGCAGTCACAGTTGCCGAGCCAGCCGAAGCGCCGTACAGCAGCGGATACGTGTCTGGCAAGTTGCTGCAGTCAGCAAGCACTTCGTCGGCACGCCACACCGCATACACCTGCGGATAGGACCGCGTGTCTTGCAGAATCACCTCTGGCTTCTGCCCAGCGCCGCGCAAGGCCATCGTCACGACGAGATCGCCATCCAATCCAAGGTCGCACACGGTCTTTGCGTATTGGCAATCCAACGGCCCACCGAGCAATGTGTAGTTGCTGCCGCCATTGGCGAGCGTGGCCGTAAGTTTTCCGAAGTTGTCGCTGCCCACCGTGCTGTTGACGGACAGCGTGATGGAAGCTCCTGAGCCGCCGCTTGGCGGCAGCTGCACGATCGTGGCGGTAGGAGCGGCAACCAGCGGAGGCAGCGCGATGTTTTCCCGATAGAATTGCCCGCCACTGCTAACTGTCACCGCATCCGGCACGCCTGAGTCGTGCCAATACACGCCGCCAGACAGCACGTCCACCGATTCAATAACCCCGTTTTCGCCAGCTTTGGCAACGGCAACAGCAACGTATTCTTGTTGGTCGAGAATGCCGGCGGAAAACGTCAGCCGCGTGCGGCGAGAATACCCGCCACCGCCATCTAAAACCGACACTGCAGACACCCGCCACAACGGTGGCGTCTGGCTGAATTGCTCAACTGCCACAGCAAACGTGGCAGTGCCGCCGGCCGCTGCACTGAGCGTCGGGGCCTGGCGTACCGTGCTCAGCACGATGTCGGCAACAACACCAACCTTGTCATTGCCTGTAGCCCCAGTGATTTGCACCTGCTGGCCGTTGGTATAGCCAGTGCCGCCGGAAACAGTCAGGCTGGCGATAGTCCAATACGGACGGCCGCACGCATCTGACTGCTCGAGCAGCGTCGGCGTGAACGTCGCATTGCCGCCGAAAGTCAGCGACGGTTGCTCTCGCCCTAGCACGGCGTATCCGCTGCCAGCATTTGCAAGAGTGATCTGTCGAATGGGCCCAGGTTGGCCGTCATAGTCTGCGGCGACGGTTTCCTCACCGCATGTCTGCTGTGCTCCTATAGCATCAATCTCAACGCATGCTCCAGAACCAAAGCACGACTCCACCAACACCGTCACCAGTTTCTTGGGATTGACGGCTGGCAGCACCAGCGGCTCGCTATTTAGCTCGGAATGATTTAGGCACGTCCATTCCCAGGCCAAGTAGCCGTCGCCGGCTTCGTCAATCGTTAGCCCAGTAATCTGGCCGAACGTGGCGGACGTTGGGTCATCGTCAACGGTGGCAATAATCTCTGCATCCGAGCCGCCTCCGCATGGCGTCACGGTCACGTCGGAGACACAAGGTGGCTCTGCAGGATCTTCCTTGTAGATGATGCCTTGTTCTGTGACGTTTACGCTGAGAGGTTGCGATCCAGGGGAAAAGTATTCGCCGGCTTGCGTAATCGTCACCGATGCGATCGGCCCGCCACTGCCCGGAAAACAATCGCTTCCACCATCAATGACGAGTGCAGTGATTCCGCCAGAGCCATTCACGGACGATACGTCAGCTCGCACTGCCAGCGACAAATCAAAATCTTGCCAGTAGAAAGAATCGCCAACGGTGTATCCGGCCCCGGCGTTATTGATCGTGACGCTTGAGGCACACCACTGATTGCCAGACTGCGTCCAGTTCAACGTCAGGCTGGCACCAGTGCCCGTGGTAGTTTCAAACGTCAACGGCACGCTAGGGGCAGATTCGGTGACGGTCACTGTGGCAACGGCAGCTACCTGCTCCGTGTGTGGCGTCGAGAACGCGACGCTAGCGCCCTGTGCATAGTTAGACCCGCCAGACACGACGGTGACGGCAGACACGCCCCACGTTTCTGGCGTCCCGCCGTTAGAAGTCACTGCCACCGACAGCACTGCATTAGAGCCACCGGCTACCGTTGCCGTCACCGTGGGCACTGCATTACCTGTCACGAGCGTGGCGACGGGCTTTGTCACGACCGTGCCATTGACCGAGATCGTCAGTTGCTCAAGACCCGTGTACCCGGTGCCGCCAGACACAGCCACGGAAGTAAGTTTCCAAAACTTGCAGCCGCAGGCGTCGGTATCTTGCGTGAGCGTCGGGGTAAACGTCGCTCCGTTTCCGCTGCCGGAAATTGCTAGGCTGGGCTGAATGCGGCCGAGCACGGCGTATCCGCAGCCGCCATCAATCAACAGAACGCCGGTCAGCGGCCCACGGTCTTCCGAATCGTATCCGCCTGGCGAAATTGCGACAGCTGCGGCACCCGTTCCGAAACAACTGGAGAACGTCAACGCACAGTGCTGTGTGTGCGTTTTGTTTTCCAATCCAGTAAACGTGACGGTAACGGCATACGGCAGCGTGCCGCACACGCAGCCACAATTGCAGCACGTCGTACATCCAGGCAAAAGCATGTTACGAGCATTGCGCTGAGACGAGAAACCACGCTGTGCCCTCACGGGAGATGGCACAGTCTCGCGTGCCACACTCAACCGAAATGTTGGCGAATAGGTTATTGACCACAACTGTGTTGGGCGAGTTGGTCTGGTACTTGAAAGTTACCACCTTGGTGGAGCTTGTTGACCAAGAGCCAGAAAACGTGCCGATGCGAAATGTCGGCGCGTCGCTGGCGATTGCCTGCCAGCCCCACCCGTTGTTGGCAAGTGCTACCCAGCGATTCGTATGGCCCGGCGAGTCAAATGACAAAAACTGGTTGTAAGCCACGACCGTCAGGGCGGATTGCACGCTACCCACGTCGCCAGTGTGCACAAGCACCACAGCGGTGGTAGCGCTGGACCAGGCATTGGTCTGCTGCACCTTACCGATCAGCAGCCGCACGCCAGGAGCAGCACCGTTGTCATCGGTGCCACCAAGGCGCACTTTCGTTGGGTCGCGCTCTACAAGACGGACAGCACGGCCAATCCGCTTAGCGTCATTTTCGGTAAAGCCAAACGGCATTTGTCACTCTGAGAAAACGACATATCGCAACGGAAGTGCCGTGCCATAAGACTTGGCACCCAACGTGATCATGGAGCGTAGTGGGGCCAATGCCGGCTGCCCACGTCGCAGGTGAACAAACTCGTGCAGATTGGTCCCGTCGTAGGCACCCAGGGCGATGTACGCGGTGCCGGCCGTTGCCGTAGACAGATTGCGAAACGCGGCGAATCCAGCCGTAGCTACGTCGCCCAGCGTCAGGGTTTCCACCGCCGTCCCGATCTGCACAATGCCTCCAGCCGAGCCCTGCACTGATTGATTGAACTGGGCACCGGCAACCGAAAACGATTCGTCTGCATTGCCGTTCTTAACTCGCACGGCAACGGACACATTGACTTCATTGGCCATGACGTTCTCCTAGATTCCGCAGTCCGCAAATACCTGGGACATTTCAATGGTTTTGTATGGGTACAGCTCGAGCGTCACGGGAGCGGTTGGCTTTTCGTCGCCAGTCGGATTGGCATTGATAGGCTGGGCTTGGCCTGCACCGTTGAGCGGCACCGGCTTGCTGACAGGATTTCCAGCCTGGTCAAGAATCGCCCGCCGCTTGCCGTCAACAATCTCGTTAAAGCCGGCGTCAAAATATTTGATTTGCCAGCCGCCGGGGTTGTAGAGGAACTCGACGGAAACGCTCCACACGTTGTTTTTCTGATCGTACTCTGCGTTCCAGCCGGCCATGCGGACGGTGTAAATATCGCCGCCAAGAAACGCATTGAAATTGCAACGGTTTGTGTAGCGTTGCAATTCAGAAAACACAGGGTTCACAACCTGCGTGTTCGTGTATGTCAGCTTGATGATCGATGATTCTTCCTCGAGCCCATCGACTGGATCGCCAGCTGAGTTCTGTGCGCCATTGCCTTCGCCGTCTTCGTTGACAGGCGGCACTGTCGGCCAGCCCACGGCCGGCTTGGTGATTTGCTGATTGGTGACGGTGATACGCTGCCACGTTTGTTGGTCTGTATCCTGTGGCTTGTCCTGCTGCTGCTCTTCGCCCTTGGCGTCATACCGCACCGTCATCACAACGGCGCGTTCGTTGTCCTTGTAGTAGGCCAGCCGTCGGCTGGTGACGTAGAGCGTCACGCCTTTGACGATGGCTTGATCGTTAATCTGCGGCAACTTGGCGTTGCCTAGGTTCGTCCACGTCGTCTCATCGTCCAGCACGTCGTTGAACGCGGGATCTTTTGTATCGCTGATGATGAGCAGGTCTTGCGACGCGGACAACTGCCGCGTCTGCTTGTCACCTTTTGACTCGGTGATCTCAAGAGATCGCAAAACGCGAGCGTCAATGAGTGCCATGGCTACACCGCAATTGTTGCAACGCCGAGACTGCCGACGCCGGCAAGCTCATTCGCTAAGTCCTCGACGCCATCTGCCGTCCGCTCGCTGGCATCGGCAGTACGCTCCGCGTTTTTGTCGCCTTCAAGACGCGGATCAAATCCGCGCATAATGCTGTTGGCAAACTCCTCGCCAGCAGATGTGCCAACCACCATGGCATTGAGCGATTCGCTGCTGGCTCGCACGGCTGCTGCGATGTTGTCGCCGGCGGCGACGCCAGCTGTAGCGCCAGCCTGTTCCATCTGCGCCTGCACTCGCGCAAACTCTCGGTCGAATGCCGCATAGGGATTCGACATGTTCTCAACGCCGGCTGCGAAATTATCGGCCGCCGCTTGCCCCCAAATGGCTGCCTCTTGCCCTGCTGACGAAGACAGTGAGGCGGCACTCTGTTGTGCGTCACGCAGGCTCTGGGCCAGGCCAACATCGAACCCAGGAAGAGACTCCGCGGCGCTGGCCATTGCATTGAGCATCCGCTCAATCGCCCATGTCACACCTTCGAAGGCTTTGAGTGCGCCTTGCACAAATGTCCCGACTACTGCAGACAGCACTTGAAACACCCCATACAGTGCCGTCACGCCAGCGGTGGTGTGCCGCAACGCACCCACGAAAGCCATGGCCAGCGTGTATGCCACGGTCCAGCCTTTAGTGTTCTCCGCAAAAAACGCCACGATGAGGTTGGACACCGTCGTGACTGCTGGAGCCAACTCAGCCAGGAACTGATTGATGAATCCCTGAAACACCATGGACAGGCGGCCCATGGCATCGTTCATCATTTCAATGCCTTTGACCTGGCTATCTGTGAGGTTGAGCCCCAACTGCTGACGCAGTCGCGCGACCTCGGCCACGGCACCGCTTGAGGCATCAGCAATTAGACCCATACCAGTCGCGCCAGACCGGCCAAATATTGCCATGGCTGCGGCCGTTCGCTCTGCAGCCGTTGGCAACGCCATGATGCGTTGAGAAATCAGCGTGAACTGATCTTCGGGAGCCAGGTTCTGTAGATCGGCAAATGATAATCCGATTGATTTGAAAGCGTTTTGCGCCGCCTTGCTGCCAGATCCCAACTGGCCTAGCTTGCGACTCATGATTGTCAGCATGCCAGACATCTGTTGCACGCTGACGCCGGCCTCATCTGCAACCTGCGACAGATTTTGAAACGTCGTCATCGACATGCCGAGGCGACGCGCTGTCTTGCCGGCCTCGTCAAGCTCTCTGGCAGAGCTCCCGATTTTTGAAAACACCGCCACAAGGGACGTGATGATTAACAGTGGGCCAAGCAGCGTCTTGATGGCCATGCCCAAAACTTTGACACCAATGGCCGCCATGCTGGCTCCACGGCCAAGCCCGACAAATCCAGCCAGGGCACTGGTGAGCGAACCACCTAGCCCTTGGGCTTGCGCACCGAACCCACGCAATTGCTTTCCAGCGCGTGACAGCCCAGCAGTCAACCCGCCAGTGCTAGCGGTTACCGAGACGTTGACGCGGCCAAAGTTCTTTGCCATGCGTCACCTCCGCGCCGATTGGAGGATTTGCCACATCTCGTTCTGCGTTTGCTCGCGTTTTTCAACAGGCATGAAATCGTAAGGCGTCATCGCCTTCTTGCCCTTCGGCCGGTGTGCGTTGAATTGCTGAGCCATGAGCACTGCATCCCGTAACCACTCGTCGCCCCACGGCATTAGCCGAAACGCCGCCATCCACCCGTACAGCTGATCCACGCTCATTGATTCAGCCAATCCGCCTGGATCTTCGACGTTCCAAATTCCGAGTTGCAAAGCCAGCCGGTACAAAAACAACAGCACCGGCCGGCTTTCTAGTTTTTTACGGTGTCCTCCAGTGCGTTCGTGCCAATGCCGTTAAGAGCAAACCCTGCATCGACGATTGCCTGGACAATGTCCGTGTCCAGCTCGCCAATCCAATCGGCGTCAGCGTCCTCAAACATCCGCGTGCCGTCTTCGTTGACGCACACGAGAGCCACAAACCGAGCGCGGATGTTGGTCAGATTGACGCCGCCCACACGGCCGCCGGTGACCATTTGCTCGAACTGGTCGCGGTCCTTCGCCGTCATCTTGGCGACGTAGACCGTCCCCAGTTCCGCTACCTCAACGGCGACACGGGGCCGCACGCCCCGCCTGGCCTTGATCTGCTCACGGGTGAGAGCCACAGTCCGCGCCTCCTGTCGCTACTAAATGCTAATGCTGCCGCTCAGCTTGATTGTGAGCGTGCCAGTCATCATGTCATCCTTGGGTGCCGATGCCTCAAAACCGCTGGCAAAACCGTAGGCGCTCCAAAGGGCTGTAGAAGTGCCGCCGTTGGCAAAGATGATGTTCACCACTTGAGCAGTGCTCACGTTCGTCAACAGGTTGACGGGGTTAAGGGCCGGATCGTGGTGAATTTCGAGCGTAAGCTCGCCCGGATCGTAGTATTCACTGGCTAGGAACTGCTTTCCGCCAGTGGTGAGCAGGTGCGACGCATCAACAACGTCGCGGGAAACGCCGCCCAGCGATACTTGGTTGACCTTGTAGCACGTGGCCGCGTTGCCAACGATGCTGCCGAACGTGACGTAGGTGCCCTGTCCAATGTCGTTCGCCATGGTCTGAGCCTCCCTGCTCAGGGTTCAATGTAAGTAACGTCTACTGACAAGTCCGTGCGGTATACCGGCAGCTGCTCGCCGCTCGGAGACGGTTCGATCTGGTCATCGTCGCTGCGGACCACGGCCAGACGGATGGTGTCCGTCCGTTTGTATTGTAGAGCGGCCTTCACGGCTCGCGCGAGGTTTCGCACGTCAAGGAGCGTGCTAGAGATGCACGAAAACGTGTACGTTGCCCGGATCATGCCACCAGCGCCGAGCATGTGCGTGAACGGGTCTTTCAGTTGCGTCTCACGGGCAAACACAATGCACGGGAACGCCGTGCCCTGCGGGGCCTGCACCTGATAGATGCGGCTCCCGGCCTGCATCGCCACGGCAGCGTCCTGCGTCAGCAGCTGCAAGAGAGACTCGTCTATGTGTGTGATTGATGGCATCAGGATTTCCCGGCGGCACGCTGGGCCCGTCGAGCGGCTTCGTCAATGGCTCGAGGTAACGCCCGGCCTAGTTCCTGCACCAGTGCGTCCCGAATGCTTGGCAGCGTCCGCTCGGCCCAAGCACCAAAATTGCCGCTGCCCGCGAATCCGTTGACCTGACGAAAAAAGATGGCGCTGCCGCCGGAATCGCCAATTAACGCCACCTTGCCCATGAGGTATGGATACCGCCGGGCACGCTCATACGGAACCTTGAGATTTGCTGCAGACTTTGCAGTCCGGGTCTTGACTCCGTTCTCGATCCACCAGGCGTGATACCCAGACCGCGTGCCGTTAGCGCCGCCCGCGTCTCCCCGGCGAAAACCGAGCACCGCCGTCTGTGTACGGCCACGCACCTTCGCCTCAGTCACGACGCCGACTGACCTACGCAAGTTTCCGGTCGGCCCGCGATTGACCAGCGACTTGACCTCAGCCACATAGGGCTTGGTCACCTTGTTCACAGATGCGCGCAGGTACTTCTTTTGCACGCCAGGCGGCAATGCCGCCAAGCCTGCCAGCACGCCCTCTATTCCAGTAACTTGCAGGCCCATCTGCACGGCCATCAGTCCACGACCTCCGTGACCAGCAGCTCGTGCTCTTCGCGCCGACCGCGCTCCACTACCGACCCAATTTCAAACGTGCGGCCTTGGCTAACTAGCCGCATCTTGGGCTTGAGCCCTGGCGTGTACCGCATGCGGACCCGGTGCGTGACCGTGCCCTCATTCTGCATGCTGGCGACGCGCTCGGACCCCGACAACGGCAGAACGGCAATCCACCGCGTAGCGAACGTAGACCACGTCAGCGTCGGCTCTCCGATGGCGTTGGTGCCTTCGATTGGAGTTTCTAGCGTGGCCAACGAATCCATTTCGCCAGACCGCAACATGGCTCACGCTCCATAAATGACAAGCGTGTAACTGGCCGTGCCGGAATAGGCTGAAACATTGAAGCCTGACGTGCCTGCATTGCGGCTGTCGCAGATTGACACCCGATTGCCGCCAGAGATTGCCAGCCCAGATCCAACAGCCTCAGAGCACACGGCGGCAGCTGATGATGCAAACGCAAACCGCGACACCGTCGCAAACGACACGACAGCCCCACCAGAGCCGATAAACGCAGACGGGGAAACAGCCACGGCAACGGCCGCCGTGCCACACGTTCCGCTTACGATAGCCACCTTGCCGGTAGCGTATGTGTCGGTGCTCGCA